CACCTCAGCATCAACAACCTCGCCGCTGCCCTGCGTGCTGCTGCGGATCAACTGGGTTATGGCGATGGAAGTGGTGACCCCATCATCAACGAGTATGAACTCCTCGCCATCGCCGACGAGCTGGAGGGCATATGCAAAGCATGATTGATGCCTATTGGGATCCGCGTCACCGCATGTGCATCATCGATTCGCCGTGCCGCATGCAAGATGCAGTGATCAGCATGGTGGAGCAGCTGCTGCCCGCAGAACCTGATCCAGGTTCTGAAGCCACCTTGGCTGCGTACACCGCGTGGGCAGAGCGCATGCGTATTCGCCAGCGGATCCTCGAATATGTTCACTAATTTTGGCGCCATCCGCAATGGCTCCTCGGTCAAGGTGTACATGGGCGCCGATTGGCAGAAGGGTTTAGTTAAGGCAACTTGCAATTCTTCTTGTACTGTCCAACTGGTCAAGCGGCTTGTGACTGTCTACGATTTGCGCAACATCAAACCATCATGAAGTTTTACACCAAGATTCTGCTCTGGCTACTCTCGAAGTGCCCGGACGTCGAAATCGAGAGTGCAACCGATTGGTTTGAGTTTGTCCCATGGCTTGAGCACTGCTATGCATTCGATGGAACCGTCGATCAGCACGGATCTTTTCATGGAGACGATCCGCCGATCGGCAGATTCGATGAGCCGCGATGAGCTGCTCATGGTTGTGCATCATTTGTCACACGCTTATAGTGTGCAGCGTGCTGCCGCCGTCTGGGCAGTTAATCAAGCTGCCGAGAGCCTTAGGTATGAGTGTCCAGCCAGAGACTGTCTTGCAAAACAAGATCCGTCTGGCGGTCTCGGCGCAGTGCCCTGATACGGTACTGTTTCGCAATCACACGGGTGCCCTACGCGACCCCAAGACGGGCCAAATGGTCCGATTTGGCCTGGCACCTGGCTCGCCTGACCTTGTGGGCTGGAAAAGTGTTGTTGTGACCGAGGACATGGTGGGTCAGCGGATCGCCGTGTTTTGCGGGATTGAGATCAAGATGCCCGGCGGCAAGCTGCGCGAGGACCAGCGGCACTTCTTGGATCGGCTGAGCGGGGCCGGCGGTGTTGCGGCTGTCGCAAGGTCGGTTCCCGATGCTGTGGCGATCTTGCACACATCGGACGTGCTAGGCTGAGCCATACGGTAAGACCCCGCAGCCTGGCAGGGCGTACGGGGTCTGTCGCGCTTTTAACTTGCAACTATTCTACCATGTCAACGTCATGGCGGGAGTCTATGCTTCCGCAGATCAAAGTTTCATGCCTGGTCCCGTGCGGCGCTGATAAAGCACCACTTGAAAAAGCCTGGCAGCAGAAGGGGTATAGCGCGGCAGAGATCGCGGCCATGGGCGACAGGGTTCGTGCCGTGGGCATTAACACCGCCAAGGCAAATCTGGTCTGCATCGACCTCGATGGGCCAGATGCATTCGACTTCATTGAGCAGCGGCAACTCCCGCTCCCGCAGACCTGGGTGATCGGGCGCACGACTGACCCTGACCGAATGAAGCGGGTGTACAAAGTCACGCCCGAGCAGATGGCCCGGCTGCCGCAGGATGCGGGCAAGTGGAAAAAGGGCACGCTCGAGGTGTTCTGGCGGTCTCAACAGTTCATCGTGGTGGGAGAGCATCCATCGGGTGGCATGTACACATGGGATGGCACGCCGGCAGATATCGCACAGCTGCCGGAGGAGTGGGTCGAGTTTTTGCCACGCCGCAAATCGATCGATATCCCGATGGTGGATGTGCGGGAGATCGACCTGCAGCGTCTCCTGACCCGAGAGAATAGTCTTCTTGTGGACAGCGGTCTGCCTGTGGGCGACCGCAATAACGGCCTATTCCGGCTGGCTTCCGACGCGTATGCGGCGGAGGGTGAGGCGCGCCGCCGCGTCTCGTCGGATATCCGGATCATCGGCACCGCAGACGATCTGATAGATGAGGTGCTACGCCGCACGGATACGACCGGCCTCTCTAGGTCGGAGATTGACGCCACGTTGCGCAGCGCCAAGGAAGGACGCACGCTAACCCGCGGTTTTGAGGATCGCTGGGCATTCGCCGTGGGCAAGTCACGGCCACGACTTGGTGCCGTGGGCGCTGTAGGTGCCGCCTGCGGCAACAAGTTCGATGCCATCGCGCAGCTGCTGCCGGACGGGTTCAACGACCGAGGCCAGAAGACGAGCCTCGATGCTGGCAGCCTGGGGCTCATGCTCGAGCAGTTCTTGGGCGATCGGCTGAAATACAACCAGCTGGGATACATGGTCGAGTTAGACGGCCAGCCGCTGCTAGATATCCAGCGAATCAGCTTGATGTGCAGCATCCAGAACCGGGGCTATAAGATCTCGGACCAGATGCTGGGTGAGGCGCTGCAGGCCGCGTCCTTCCGCAACACCTATCACCCGGTACGCCAGTACCTGTCGCAGATCGACGAGGATCCGGCGGTTTGCGTGGTCGACACCTTGAGTCTGGCCTATGAGCTGATGGGCCTCGAGGATATGCTTTATAACGTGATGCTCGAGCGGTGCCTACTGGGTGCCGTGTGGCGGGCGATGGAGCCTGGCTGCAAGATGGACTATGTGTGCGTGCTGCATGGTGCGCAGGGTTGGGGCAAGACGACTTTTTGGCAGATCCTGTTTGGTGACTGGTTCAAGGTGTTTAATGCCGAGTTGGGTGATAAAGACAGCTACATGTCGCTGCACGATAGTTGGGGGATCGAGCTGGGGGAGATCGACGGCATCACCAGCAAGAAAGAATCCGCCAAATTGAAGAATTTCGCCTCTACGTCGATTGACTGTTTCCGGCCCCCCTATGGGCGCGTCACTGAGCGGTTCAAGCGCCCCTCAATTCTGGTGGGCTCTTGCAACCGCGATGACTTCTTGTCTGATACTACTGGTGAACGCCGTTATTGGGTCATTCCGGTGCCAGCGAACAGGCGACTCGACCGCGACAAGCTGTGCCGCATGCGGGACGCCATCTGGAAATCAGTGCTGCAGTTGTACAAGCGTGGCGAGATGCCCTGCCTGCCACCTGGACTTGAGACGGAGAATGAGACTAACAACATGTCCTTTAGCTATGAATCGATATTGGTGTCGCCCCTCGAGAGGTATCTAGAAGGCAAGGTTTTGGCATCCAAGGTGAAGGTCCGAGAATATGTTGCGGACCTTGATCTGGTACCCCCCACGGTGATAGACAAGGAGATAATGTCCGCAATGCGGAACATTGGTTGGATCAACCATAAGTTCCGGGGTCAGCCTAGGATATGGGTGAAATCTGATGTGCCAATCACGATTGATCTGAGGGATCAGGCATCTCTGATCGATCATACTGTCCGGGGTAGGAACCAGGGTTGGTGACGATATGTGTGGCGGGCAAGGCGCCAATCAGAAAACGATTTCCCTATGTTCCCTATATTTTTATTTATAAGGTTGGAAAAAAAATTTAACTTTTTGGGGGAAAAAAGAAAACCCCATATGGAACACCGGTGCAGATAGACTCCTGATATGGCTCACGACAATATTGATCGGGCATTAGTGAGGCGGTGGGTAAACAGTGGCGAGCCCAGGATGCGCACCATTGTCCGAGTGGCCGACATGTACGGCCTATCTCACCATGAGTCTCACCGCCTGGTTCATGATGTCTTGGCGGATGTGGTGTCGACTGTCGGTGATATCGATCGGCAGGAATTCCTGGCACAGCAGATCACCAGGCTCGAGACTCTGGCGGTGAGAGCGCAGGAAGAGGGCAATCTCAGCGTGGCGCTTAGCGCATACCGCGAGCTGCACGCTCTCGTTGGCCTCCGGGAGGCCCGAGGATAGGCCTCCACCCATATGATCGGTATATCAGGGCCACCGCTCAAATTAGGGGGTTTTTCCGGGGCTTCTAGAAGCTAGTGTTCTTTGAACCTTGCTGCGGGATATGGAAAGGTGGTCTGCGATGCGTTGCTGGGTCCATCCGGCTGCCCTAAGGCGGCAGATTCGCTGTTGCTGGGATTCAGTCGCCCAAAGCAGCAGAATGATGGGGAAGAGCAAAATCACAGCCACCCACGCGATGGTGGTTTTCATGGCTGGTTGAGATAAATGTGCCGCTAAAGTGCGGCCTAACCCCATCATAGCATATCAAATCTATCATTGCAATCATTGAATACAACGAAGCCCGCCTACCGAGGCGGGCTGTGCTGATATCAGGCGAAGTAGGAATGCCAGATGACGCGGCCTTCCTCGGTCAACTGCACCCATTTCTGCGATTTCTTCTCGGGATCGGCGAAGCCATAGACCACGCCAGCTTTCTTCAAGTTGGTGAGCAGTGGACACTGCTGTAGGGTCAGCTTGATCTCGCCACCGCCGATGCGGGCTGGGGTGTGCATGCCATGATCGTGCGTTTGCTCTTGGATCTGCTCACCAAGCCATTGGAAGAACGCTTTGGTGTTCGAGTTCAGCTTGTCCCAGGTGATGGGACCTGCGGCGCGACATGCTTTGACGGGTGCGGCGATCTCTTTGGGTGTCATGGTCTCTTCGATGATCGCCAGGGCCTGATCACGGCTGATGCGGATGTTGGAGCTTTTGGCATAGAAGCGGCCACCAGGTGTCACTCGGACGCCATAAACGGAGGCATTAGTGCCATCACGCTCGGCGATTTTGATTTGGCGCTCGAGGATTTCAGTAGATTTCATGATCTGAATGTGGGGTGGGGCTCTCTGCCCCGTGATTTCATTATATATCAGGCAAATCACAGCCGTCAATGATTTCACATGCTGTAACACTGATCTTGACAGATCACGATCTGTGCTGATATACTAAAAAAGTCGAAGAAAATCACCATGTTCGAAACCACCCGCGACTTTTTCGAGGATGCATGCAACTATCGTCTTGAGGATCCGCAAATGCTCAATATCGTGTTGGTCCTTGGCCTGAATGATCCTGTGGTTCCGTTGGGCCAAGTCATTCATGATTTCCACAAGCTGACCATTAAGCAGCGCAACTACGTTTGCTGTGTATTACTTGAGCGCGACGCTGATCCAGATGCCTGGGCTCAATATTGGTCTGGCCTTGAATCGGAGATGTTCGAATAAGCGCAGGCTAGAGCATATTCAGATCGAACGCATCAATGTTGCCCACCTGATAACACATTTCGACTTGTTCGATCGTCTTTAGATCCCTGAACTGCAGACCTGCTCGGTCCAGTATTTCATCGATGGATCCGCCCAGTGCGGCGGCTTCGCGGAACTTCTGAGTCTTTCTTTTGGCACCAGTCGATATTCTGATGATGCTTGATTTGATGTCGATGGATCTGGTGATAGCCTGCCGTATCCACCAGTATGCATAAGTTGACATCTTGTATCCGCTCTCTGGGTCGTATTTTTCCGCTGCACGTTGCAACCCGATGGTGCCTTCTTGAAGCAAATCCGCAAATGTCAGCCCGGTGCCTGTGATCCGCCTCTGATATTTTTTGGCGATGGCAATCACGAGCCGCAGATTGCAGCACACGAATTGATCCCGTGCACGTTTGCCCGATCTGACCACACTTGGTGGTGGGTTGGGATCTTTTAACCACGCTTGAATGCGCCTGCCCAACTGAATCTCCTGCTGCTGTGTGAGCAGCGGGAATCTGGCGGCCATGTCAATGAATTCATGCACATCCGTCATGTCAGACATGGCAGATCATCGGCTAAGGTAGACTCACAATCTATTCTGCACAATCTTGGGCATTCTCGACTGTGCAAAGCCAGGCTCGATATTGCAGATAGATGGAACAAGCAGTCCAACTGCTCAAGATATCATTGTCAAGCTGCATTCAAACTTGCTACCGCACCAGCTTGAATTTTGCTGTGACAAGACGCACCGCATTCTTGGTCTGGTTAGTGGATTTGGTGCCGGTAAAACGCATGCATTGTGCGCAAAGGCGATAACCATCGCGGCAGACAATATCGGGTATGTATCGGCTGTATTTGAACCCGTGGCGCCGATGCTGCGCGATATCCTGATGCGCACATTTGATGACATGCTCGAGCAGCTCGGGTTGCCCTTTGACTTTCGGGTGTCACCGCTGCCCGAATATGTACTGCACTTTGCGGAAGGTGATCACACAATCCTGCTGCGAACCATGGAGACATGGAACCGTATTCGAGGCCAGAACCTGTGCGCCGCAGGCATGGATGAGATAGATACCAGCCCGCGCAAGGTGGCAGAATCGGCAGTGCGGATGGCCTTGGCCCGATTGCGATCAGGCAACATCCAGCAGTTCTATGCGGCCACCACGCCAGAAGGCTTTGGGTGGGCCTGGGACACCTTTGAGAAGAACCCGGCTGGCGATAAGCATTTGATTCGAGCACGGACTCAAGACAATCCTCATCTACCGAATGGTTTTGTCGATTCGTTGATGGCGAATTATCCAGAACAATTGATCAAAGCCTATTTAGAAGGGCAATTCGTAAATCTCAACACTGGTGCTGTCTACGACAGATTTGATCGCACCAAACACATCTTCACCGAGCAAATCAGAATAGACGATGAACCACTGCGCGTGGGCGTCGATTTCAACATCGGTAATATGTCGGCGGTGATCGCCATCAGAGAAGAAAGACGACTAATTGTGGTCGACGAAATAAGCAAAGCCCATGACACTGATGCATTGGCACAGGAGATTAAACGCAGATATCCACATCACAGGGTGTACATCTATCCAGACGCCAGTGGCGCCAATCGCAGCACCAACGCCACTAGAACAGACATTCAGATCCTCGAAACATATGGATTCAGCAATCAGTCGCCCAAATCAAACCCGCCAATCCGTGATAGGGTGGCCGCTGTGCAAGCCTTGCTCGAGAATGGGAAAGGCGAAATCCGCCTGCAAGTGCACCAAAGCTGTCATCGGCTGATTGAGTGCCTCGAGCTTCAGTCATATACGGACAAAGGAGAACCTGATAAAGACGGCGGATTCGATCATATGAATGATGCTCTGGGCTATCTGATCTGGCGTGAATTTAATCCGTTACACACTGGTGCAGGCAGAAGCACCGGGATCAGAATCTATTGAACAATCTTTAGACTGCCTTAGGCGATAGCAAATTGATGTATACCGGCTTCCAGCATTACGACCGCACTGTTGCTAGCCGTGTTGCCAGCATCAATGACCCGAACCAAGCGTGGCAAAATCAGGAGCCACATTGGATCCTGATCGAGGACCTGATCGGCGGCACGTATGAAATCCGCCGCCGCCATCGGCGATACCTACCGCAGGAGCCACGCGAGCTAGACGAATCGT